TGGTCATGATTCATGATTATTGGCGCATCTGTAGCCGGTCGCGCTGTCGTCTGGCTAGTGATATAGGAGTCGCCTACATTTAGCCCGGTTGCGCCTTCAATACGAGCCAAAGAATACAGGGGATCGGAAGCTGTGATTGTCGCGCCACCGCTCCAAGTGCCAGGGTTCTTGAAGTCCCACAAGAACCGGCTACCGGCAGCCGGAATGACAGGATCCTTTACCAAAACCGGAAGCGTTGTGTCAGTGAAGTTTGTGCTGAGGCGAGTGATCAGTGTCATGGAAAGTTACCAATTGAAGGACTGAATACGATGGGCCAGGAGAAGATTCAGGTATTCCTCTCCGTAATTATTAAAGTGAACGCCATCGCGTAGCGCACTTCTCGGGAGGTATCCATTGTCTACATCGAACTCAGAATAGCTTAGAGAGGCGTCGATGCTGCCGTTTTGACTGCGCACGATTCCGACGACCTCGTTGCTAATGGAGCTGACTGTCGCGGTGATGTTCGCTGTGTTGCCGATGGCTCCAACCGGTATCGTGAGTACGTCGTTGACGGCATAGTCAAGGCCCCCCTCCCGAACCCATGCGCTCTGGACGACTCCACCAGATGCTACTATCCCCAGCCTGCATCGGGCTTTGGACGACGGGTTGTTGTTAGGGTCTGGCGTCGTTGTATCTACACTCAGGTAGGTGCCGTCTGTAATCCCACTTGATCCATCTGCGGTTAATGAGATGGTTGAAACGGCGTTAGTCGTTGGAATTACGGCTATTGACGTGCCGTTGTAAGTTTCAAACGGAGCCTGCCATCCAACCACTGAGTCGGCGTAATCGCTTGGATGATTTGTGTTGAACCAGTCCTTGAATGATGGAATGCTGCCTGCGCCGTTAGCAAAATGAGAGGTATAGTCATAATATATGTCTGAAAACTCGTCTTTATAGATTATATCTCTAATGTAATTCGTGCTTCTGCTGGTAGGGTTTGACCTTTGCTCATAAAGCAGGATTACTCGTTTGCTTATCGGCCTTAGTTGCGTCAGCATAGCGTTAAGTAGATCGCGCTCAATGTCCACCGAAAAGGCGTAGTTATCAGCCGCAAAGCCACCTGGAGTGTGCGCTCCAAAGGGCCACAGGATGCTAGTGGACTGCACATGCTCTCGATTGGTCAGAGCGTTGCCTAGTGTGTTGTCGTAACCGTTGCCAAGAACTTCGATTTTGACTGGATTAGTCACTGTTACGGAGGTTCCGCTGGATTTGCGCTTGAACACGTAACCACTTGCGTGATTGGATCCGATACGCCAGATATTGCCCTCCACTCCGTTGATAGATACGTCAACCAACTTGTATGAATTGTATTGCGCATTGGGGGGATCCGATGCCTGCCACGTTCCATAAGACAGGGGATCCTCGTCTACGGTCCACCCTTGTGTAGCTATAAGTGCAGCGTGTTTTTGAATGTTACCTGTAAGGATTGAGTTTCTAAAGTTACCGATAGAAACATAATCGGAATTTAGCGCTGGGATCGTGCCGGTCGTGTTGCCCGGACTGATTTCACCTGTCCAGTCTGTTGCGCCTTGCCTCATGGCGACCACAATCGACGATTGCCCTCCGTAGCCGAAGTTTCTGATTGTTCGAGATGTGGTGTCACTTAGCCCAGTAAGTGCCGTTCCAATGCCTTCTTCTTGACCAGAAGACATTGAATCGCCCCACCAGGCAATATCCGTTGAGCTGACTGCAGGGCACTGATAGTCCCCATCAGCATCCATCACATAGGGTTCTGATGCCTCATTTCGGGTGGTATAAAATAATATCCGCTTTTCAGTTTCATCTGTAAACGAAATCCCAGTGTTGTCTCCTTGGCTCGTCAGTTGGCTTTCAATGCCGTTGTAGTGACGATAAATTTGATTGTTTGTACCGTCAAAACGTGACTCAAACAACCCTAGCGACCCACCCGCTATGCTGTTAGAAGTTACAACTACCGGCTCCCCCCTAATCGTCAATTCATCAAAATCAGCCTTGGGGAAATATTGTTTGCCTGCTGCAAGAATAGCGCGGGAAATTCGATTGTTATTGTCTAACTCAACTTTTGCATAAGCTTCATAGCCTAGTTCTGTTTTTGTGGCAACTGCTCCGTTAATATCAAACGATCCATCAGACTTAAGGCCATATCCAACACGCCCCGCAGAATCTAAAACTACTTTATAATATCCCGATCCATCCGTGTAAGATAAATTTTCTTCTGAAGATGAGCCATTAAAAAACAAAGAGGAATTAGTCTTAATTGATTCTTCTGCAACCCATGCCTGATCTGCTTCATTCCATTCAAATCTGACGTTATCTGCTGCACCTCGATCAACTTCAATGCCTGCGCTGCCTAATGAAACTCCATTGCCTGATTCTCCCTTATTCAAGAGAATTGTATTGTCTTCAATAGTTAGGTTGGTTACGTCAATGGTGACGGTTTCGCCTTGAACTGTTAAGTTGCCTTGAACAGTGCTATTGCCCTCAACAGTGCTATTGCCCTCAACAGTGCTGTTGCCTTGAACAGTGCTGTTGCCTTCAATAGTGTTATTGCCTTGGACTAAAGCCTTTCTGATCGCAACAGTACCATCCTTCTTAATGCCCCAGGCAATACGCCCAGAAATATCAACTTCAACCCGCGCATAGTCAGATCCATCTGCAAAACTAACATCTTCTTGAACTTTTGCGTTGTCTAAGTCAATGTTGCCGCTTGGAACACCAAAAGTGCCGTCATGCTTAAGGCCATATCCAACACGCCCCGCAGAATCAACAACGGCATGGCTGTATCCTGAGCCCTCCGTATAGCTGTTATTATCTTCAACCTCGGCGCTGCCAATCCGTAGCGGATTAAATGTGTCGTTTAGAAATGCAGCTGCAAATCGTGTTCCAGTTGCAAAAGTAACGTCACTTGTATAACTTTGACTTGAAACAAATGAATATGTGGTGCCGCTGCGGCTTAGCGTTCCATACACCGTACCTAGCACGCCCGTGATGCTGGTGCCGTCTGTCAAATAGGACTGATCAGCAACGCTGACAGTAAGCGGGCCAGCGCTACCGGCGGTGAGCGTTGCCGGTGCCGAGAGCAAAACAGATGCTGTGCCTTCAACCAACGCAAAAACACGCTGCACTTCTGCAACAACCTCGCTCCATAGCGTGCCACCTATCGATGTTGAGCTGATCGTCCCCCAGCCCAGTGCGTAATCACCTGCGCCAGCCTTATACAGAACCTGCTGCTGAGTGCCACCTGGCAGCATCGTGACACGGTTGATTGTGCCATCGGTTTTTTTTAGATAGATATGACCGTCAGCTGCTTGAATCGCCAGCTCACCGATGTCAATTTCAGAGGCTGCTGGTACGTCGCTCTCGGTGATCGAGTGCTTATGGATAATGATGTCGCTCTCGGTGATCGAGTGCTTATGGATAATGATGTCGGTCATCGATGCCTACTCCAGTCGCTGCCGTTTATTACCTTCATCATAAGCGTCACAACCCTTCGAGCAGTTCAACCTCACGCACGGTCACGAATGCAGCTGATCCCGTGATGATGTCAACTGCATTTGTGCTAATAGCATTTGATGTAATGATGATTTTTGTTCGGTAAAACAAGTCCCCAGGCTCTTTTACAACGCTTGCGCCGCCTAATCGCGTTGCTTCCTCAGAGATCATCCAAAATTCTGCATCGGCCTCCGCCTGATCTTGAGTCTCAAGCAAAAGCCTCATCAAGTCGCTTGTGCCAGATCGTGCCATCAGCGCGTATTGCCTCGGCGCTGGCTCTACTCCTGTAACGCTTGCATTGTTGTAATTCCCGGTTGAGCTGGGGTTGTCTGTAATGCTGGCATCAACCAGCGTCGTCACATCGGCTGAACCTGTCCAAAGAACAGCATTTTGATAATTAGGGATGCTAGTAATAGTGCTGTTTTTTGGGTCGAATGTTTCACGTTCAACTATGAAATCAAATGTTCCGCCGCCCTTAATGGTTGACTTGACGCCATCAAAGAATTTATCTCCGAGACCAGTGGTATCCAGCTCTTGCGCGTCAAGGTTTAGGTTCCAACTTTTAAGGCCACATTCAACCCGCCAATCATTCACAAGACGAAACTCAAGTATGTCACTGGGCTGGATTAAATCAAGGCTTTCGCGGTCTGCCTTGCCGTTACGCAAAGCTGAATTTCTGTTTCGATAAAACGCGATGCGGTTGAGCTGATCGACGCTGATATAAAGCTGATTTTTATATGGAGTGCCTCCCAGTGCTGTTGGATATGGCTCGGTGTAGTCAACCATCTCTAACCTGTCGCGCCATTCAAAAGGAATGTTCGCCACATAAGCTGGGACCAATCCCACGTCTGATGATGACGTATTTGGCCAGTTTGTCGCTGATGCAATCTCGACAAGATCGCCGTTTCTGTATCCCGTCTGAGGCAATGTATAAAGCTTTTGCGCTTGATTTATTGCGCCAAAATTTATTACCTCAGGCTGAGGGGCAGAACGCTTAATTACGATGCGGCCAAATGTGCCAAGAACAGCCATTACGTCGAGGAGATAGTTAGGTCACCAGTAAACTTAAACGCAACATTTGTACTTGTAACATCACCGACGGTAACGGTGGAACCGACGTTTGTGATCAACACACTGCCTGAAATCGTCTTGCCTGTGGTCAGCGTCAGCGTTGCGGTGATGCCGCCTTGCGAATCAGTATTTATTTTGGCGTAGACATCATCAAGCAAACTATTTTCATAAAGCAAAGTTGCGCTACCTGTTGCACCACGCAATCCCGCTACATAAGCCCTGCTGGATTCACCTAAGTTTGTGGTTTCTAGCGTATCGCGTGAAATGTCAATGCTTGCATCACGGACTACAACCGTTGAGTTGAGCCCGGTGATCGCAAAGTTGCCTGTAGTGCTGGTGACTGTCATTTTG